TCCTTAATTTATCTTTTTATGATAGTGATATCCCATTAACACAAAACCTATTAAGCTTTATTACATTAAACCCTAGTTTATCTAAAAGTGATTTAAATCAATCACAACCGACAACATCAAACTTAGCGTTAGGTCAAACAAAACCAGCAAGTGCTATTACATTAACATTCATATGTGAAAACCCAATAATTAATCTAAGAGGTAAATCAAATGGGTATTATCTATACGATTTTAAAGATGAGTTAATCATGAATGGTGCACCAAAATCTCTATATATGAAAGCAACATTTAAAAACGCTAAAACTGGTAAAGTAACTAATCTTATGGTTAACGATAAAGCACTACCAATTGAAGATTTAATTAAAAAACTATATACTAGATATATATTAACTAAAACAGATAAAGGGTTTTTCTATAAAATAGATACAACATATAATACCACTTTACCTACACCAAATAATGTAACTGAAGTTTTAAACACGGATAATATAACAGTTAAACTGTATCAAATATTAGCAACATAATGGAAATAATTAAGCGTAAAATTTTTTTAGAGAATAGTGTTGATAGAACACTTAATAGTCCTACATGGGGTGTAATGACTGCCACCACATTTTACCTTAAGATTAATTTAACTCAAAATATTGATGATATGGGGTTGTTCACTGATATTGATTATATTCCTAAAGATGGTAAGGTTGATTCACAACCAGACTATAAATTGTTAAAGGATAAACTATCAGCAAGTGGTATTACATTTCCATTTATGACTGGTGCCATATCACCAAAAATGACTGGTATAACTGGTACAAATAAATTTACATTAAGAATGCCAGATAAAGTAATATCTAACTATTATGTTTATGGAAACACAACAGTAACTGGGTTAACTGAAAGTAGAATTGATGAGCTTAAATCATATGATATACTTAATGAATATAAAGTTGGGTTTGATATGTATACTGAGACATACAAAAACTATAAAAATACATCATTAACTGGTGTTAGTAGAGTACATTCAATGGGTGAACCTAGGGTATATGTATTTGATTCAATAGATGATGCTAATATAGGTACTGATAAACAAGTATATGGTATCAAATTTTTAGAGTATACTGGAACATCTAGAAATGTTGTAATCGATAATATACAATCACAAATAAATTTAAATAGCTTTAGTTATATGAGTGAAGGTTGGAACGAAACTAATATTTCTTTATCAGCAATTACTAGAGAAGAATATTTATTTGGTATAACAACTCCACCAGAAGTTCAAAGTGATGTTTATGTAGATAGGGGTAAAACCAGTGTTCTGGATATGCATTTAAGATTATCTGAAATAAAAGATTTAGGTGAATTATCTAGATATGGAAATGGGTTTTATAAACTAAAAAGAGAATGAAATATACTTTGATAAAAATATACTTATATTTATAAATATATCATTTATGTTTTAATTAAGGGTAAGTATAAATAGATTACAATAACAATAAACGAATTAATAAATTTATAATATGTATTTTTCAACGGGCACTTATGGAAATGTTAGACCAGCAGATATATCACCAGATGATGTGGAAGTGTTTTACCACTACACACCATCTAGAGATAAGATTGGTAACACTAACTTATTAAAATTAGACTCAAATGAAGTCTTGATTAAAATTGATAACCCTAATAAATCACAATCAAATGTAGAGGTTTTTGAGGTGTTTGGTGGGATGTACACACTTAAATTACCAGTAGATACTTTTGGTGCTAAAGGTTTTTATACGATATACATCAAACCAGTAGAGATTAGAACTAAAATAGTTGATTGCGGAGCATTATCCGCATATCCAGACATCAAAGGTGTTTTATTTGATATATCAACAATACCAACTCAATTTGTTAATAAATTTGAGAATAATGGGTTGGTTGGTTATAGACTTGAATATATTGATACTAATACAGCAGCTGAAGATGCTAAAGTAAATAACTTTTTTAGGATTATTACATCTAACAATAGAGCTGAACCAGTTAATCAAAATTTAACAAACAGTAATCAAAAAGCAATACGTTATCGTTTTAACGATAATTCAACATTAACTTACTGTACCGTATCCCCAAGTTCAACGTCAAATGTTAAACCAAATACATTACCATTTATTGGTCAACCAAACCAACAAGTGATTATCACAAACACATTCTTTAACCCGATTATGCTTGAGGTTGAAATGGTGGAACACGATGTTGAAACATTGGCATATGCAATCTTCGGTAATCAAAGTAAAAGTCTTGAAGATGGTATTTACACTATCTATAACTTCAACAATGATATTTATAGACAATACAATCTTTATGAAATCAAAGACCAATTCACTGGTAAACCATTGTTTGAGGTTAGAGAAGAAAGAGCTAGTATTGATTTTACAAAAACATTTACATCAGTAACAAAATTATAATCAATATAAAATGGGAAATAGTAGAATTAGAGTCGTTGGATATGCTAAAAAAGAATTTTTTGGTAATGGTATTGAATATAGAGCATTTAATCCAGATTTACTTAGCGGACAATTAGGTAATACTACTGGTACCACATTGTTTACTATGGGTAATTTTTCCATAACAACCAATATGGAACCTAAAAATGATAAAATATTCACCACAAGAAAATTATCAAATTTTGTAACATTAAGCGATTTAAAGGTTACATCTAAACAAGTACAAACCATATTAAATAATAACATAAATGTTAAACTTAACTTAGACAAAACAAATCTTAATTATTATGCTCTATTTGGCTCTCTTACTGAGTATGTTAGGGTTTCTCTAGAAGAAATAATAACAAATTGGCCAGCATCACTATATACAAAAACTAACGCATCTGATGTTAATGGTAACGCTATTAGTGGTTATACATATGAAAATTATTCATATGATTTATTAACAAATACATCCACATTCGAAGTTAAAACAAATTTTATAGAAAACAATTTTGAAATAAATTATCTAAAAAACGGAACTATTTTAAATACATTTAATGAAGCAAATACTCTTAGAAATCTTTCAATTGAATATCCATCATATGTTATATACTTAAACGATGTTGAATCAAAAATAATAGATTTTACTGGTTCAACAAATTTATTAAATGATGTTTTATATTTTAAAGTAAATGGGGATGTTTTTAGTGGTGGTTCAAGTAATGGTGTTATTAGTTACCATATAAAACCAAATAAAGAACAAGCAGAACACTTCTTCAATTCTTTACCAGATTTTCAATCTTATTTATTAAATAGATTTGAAGCACCAAAATACACATCATCTTTTAGATATCCAATAACAACAGATAACGGTTCAGTATTTTATATTAAAGAATCAATTACATGGCCAGTATCAGACGGTTACAATATTGACTTTCAATCGTCAGATTATATTCGTTTTGTCACAAAATTGGTTGATATAGCTAATAAAAACGATTTAAAATCTAGTGATTTAATTAATAGATTCTTAGTTACTGAATCAATATCTAACTTTGACACAACACCAGTACATTTAAGTGAACAACACCAAGATACATCTGGTCAAAAAGTAAATAAAACACTTAGAATATATGGTAGAGAATTTGATGAAATAAATAAATTAATAACTGGTATTGAATTTGCACATACAGTATCGTATGATAAACAAGATAACACACCAGATGTTTATTTAAAAGATTTAGCCAAAGTATTGGGTTGGGAATTGATTTCTTCAGTTACTGAGAATAATTTACTATCTAATTACTTAAAAAGAGCTGACTCCACATTTAGTGGTCAAAGTGTTGGCTTAACAGCAGCCGAAGCTGATATTGAATTATGGCGAAGACTTATACTTAACTCACCATGGATTTGGAAATCAAAAGGTGCTAGAAAATCGATAGAATTTTTATTAAGATTCATAGGGGCCCCTAAAGGACTAGTTAAATTTAACGAACATATTTATAAAGCAAAAGGACCAATTAATTTGGACTTATTTAAAGAAGTATTACAATTAAATGGGTTAAGTACTGATTTAAGTACATACCCAATTGATTCTGAAGGTTACCCAAAAATATTTGCTGACACACCAGACATGTATTTTCAAAACTATGGTTTATGGTATAGACAAACTGGTGGTGGATTATCAGATGTTGATATTCTTACTGGAAATAACCCACACTTAGGGCCATATGATGGTGGTTATAAATATATTAACCAATTTAATAACCTAATACCTAACTTTACCGCTGTAACTATTACTTCAGCTACTATAACAAATGGTAGTACAAACTTATTTACAAATAACCAAAATGGTACTTATGATAAAACAGACATAAATACTAATGTGGATACAGTTGAGGTATCTGGGTTATTAGGTGAAGATATTTCTGACTGTGTTGTGTTTAGACCAACAGTGATTTCAGACCCATATAGTGGTGGTACAATTAACAATGGATGTGGGTGTCCATGCGAAGGCATTGACAATGTTATAAGTCTTTGTCTTACAAAAAAAGACCCACCACCACCAACGTGTGATTCAAATCTAGCCACATCACCAACAATAAATAATGATGATGGTCTTTACAATTTCTCGTTTTATCAGTATAATAAGGATGGAAGTATTTTTAATAATAACGGTAATCCAATATTAAGGACTAGTATATATGCTAGTAAAGAGTGTTGTACTAAATTTAAT